GTAGAGTTATCCATAATAACGTTTGAAGACGTTTTCGCAATAAGTTCGTCTCTCTCGCGAGTTGCTTCATTTAATACTTCTGATTTGACGTTACGAGCAGTCTCTATCTCTTGAGATTTCTTATCAAATGCGCCTGCATCTTTAGCGATCAATGCTGCGTCAATGCCTAAACTTGCTGCAGTTCCAATTCCTGGGACCACAGAAGCGAGGCCACTCAGCACTTCCATACCAGCGCCAGTGACATCTCCGCCTATCAGTCTTGAAGCACCAAATCCCAGACCCGCAAGCGCACCAATTACAGGTATCTTCTTCAACGCTGTCTTGGCGCCAACGCTAGTAGCCGCCTTTGCTACTCCACCCGCTGCAGACTTAGGGGCAGATTTAATTGTAGATACAACTGCATCTTTAGCGTACATCGATTTTATTGCAAGCGTTTCTGCAACGTCTTTGCCTTTTGAGAGTGCAGTAGAAACACCTTTTTTGACAACTTTAGGAGTTAGTGCAGAAGCAATACCAACCGTACCTGCTTTAACAAGACCCCCAATTTTATTTCCTGCCTTTGCCATAGTGGTCGGCACCTTTGCACCGTCAGGAACGCCAGGAAGTTTCTTTGCCCCTATACCTTTAAGACCAAAGAGTCCACCTATCAGATTTAAAGTGCCCTTTAAAGCGCCCCAAACCATCTTAATAGTTCTGAAAGGTGCAAGTGCTATAGCGAGTATTCCTAGACCTTTAGCTAAAGGTCCTAATTCGCCAATTGCAGATAAAAATCCTTCTTCTTTAAACACTTTAGCGATTCTATCAAACTCTTCTTTAACCATCTCTTGAGCTGCTGGACTAAAGATCAATCCTAAAATTGCTCCTATAATTGCTCCTCTGAAACCAAGTATTGATCCTAGCAATCCACCGACAAGCATGTTTTTTAAGATAGACGCTTTATCATAATCTCCAAAAGCAGCAGTCAATAATCCAGTAACAACGTCACCAAAGAACAATGCCGCAAGACCAATTAAAGGCAGGGACTTGACTAAAAAACCTAATGCTTTACTGAAGATTTTACCAAGCAAACCCCCACTAGATTTTTTGTTATCTGAGTTCAACAGACCACCAAAGAGACCTTTGGATTGGTTTTCGGTATCAGGTTCATCGTCTTTTGATTTTAATCTTCTTCTTGATTCATCGGTGCGGTCTTCATCATCCTCCTTCTTCAAGAAAGATGCTATGGATGAAACACTATCGTTCAACCCATCAAAAGAATCCTGAACACGATCAGAATTTTTTTGATACTGTTCGTCGGTAAAATCAACGATTAGTTTGTTCTGTACGGTCAGTTTATCTGATATTGCTCTAAGTGACATTTATAAACCCTGCTGTTGTGCTCTTTGATTTTTTTCTTTTATATCATCAATCAACATTGTTAAGTAAATTTCTCTCTCCCATGGTATCATTGTTTCGACTTCGTCTAACGAATAACTGTAGTTGTTCATTAGTTGGAAGTTAACCTGATAGTAGTTCGTCAGGTTATCATGAGAGAGATTTATTAAAAAAAATCGTCCATTCCTCTTAGTGTTCGTTTGTTCTCGTGTTTACATGATACACACGTGAAGTCTATTTCTTTCGATACTGCTGGCATGTTCTGTACGAACTCTGTTACCATTTCAAACTGTTCCGAAGTCATCGAGTCGATGAAGTTAATCACTTCTTCTCGTGACTCATCTTTGATTGAGAACCGTTCTTCTTCAGTCAATACTGAGTCTAAACAAACCGTGATCAACTCCATGAGAGATTCGGTCATACTTTCTGTGTTAAGTAGTTTTTCATTCGCAAGAAAATCTTCGTAACTTGGGTATCGCATTTGGAGTGAGATATCTTCGCTCAGTGCGATAACGTTACTTTGAACATCTTCCGTCATTTTGACATCGTCAAGTTCAATAGAAACGTCGTTTGCCATATTACATTCTTCGCACTTGATAGATAGGTCTACGACTTCGCCTACTGACTTGGCACGAATCTGAGTGAAGAGATAATCAACATCAAACGTGGTAAGCGACTCTTCGATAGGTTCTTCTATACACGCGTGAATCGTGCGAGTGATTGCACGTACGATATCTGTCTTATCTTGAGTCTCATATGCGATCAATAGCGCCTTCTGTTCTTTGACAAGAAACGGACGAAAGGTTGTTTGCTTTCCTAACGAGGGTATCGTGATACGATAACTTGGTGCGCTATTTAACTGGGGTAATGCCATGATGTATTCCTATAATTTAAATGTATTTGCCTAGATTGATATTAAAGTCTAGGTCTAGTAAACTTCGTTCATCCTTCACTGCCATCCACTTTGTATAAGCGAATGTTATTGATACCTCTACAAGACCGTCTGGATCGTTACTCAATGCAATAGAAGTCAAAGTAGTAGGGAACGCTTCAATTAGTTCAACACTGTATATAGTAGAACCAAAAGCATCGAAGTTGATGTCAAAAGGTCCTATGTCAAATCCGAATCGTGCGATTGGTTTTCTCAGTTGATGTATCTTTATGGGTTTTACATAGTCTTTTTTGTATGCAACAAAACCATTTCCTGGACCATTATCGCCCACAATCGTTTTCTGCCAAGAGTCAAACCACTTTTTGACACCGTAATCGTTCAAGACGTGAAAGACCATAGTCACTTCTTCAATCGCAAATCCATTTGCAATTTTCTCTTGAAAGATACCCATTTGTCTGTCTAGAGTCAAAATCTGCTTTCCAGGCATATTGACCTCTTTACACACAACATCAAGTGTCCTCATACTTGCGCCACCGAACCGAGGCAGTTCAACTCGGTATTGGTTAGCAGCGGCAATGCCGTTCTTAGATGTCAGTTTGCCTTTTAGATCTTCTATTGATGCCATTAGATCATCTTCCTAGAGTCATTATAGATTTTATTCTTACCCGATTTCTCGAACTGTGCAGTCGGTAAGAATGTTGCGATCTCCCACTCTGGTGCAGGTACCATTGCAAACTTACTCTGTACATGTTCATTCAAGTAGTGTTTGAAACACGGTTTGAAATACTTCAATGTTGCGGTCTTTGCTAACAGTTCGTATGACATCTTGAATCGTGTAGACTTATTAAATTTAGTGTTTGTTGTAATGTTCATCAACGCGTCTAACATCTTCGCACGAAGAATCGGTGGTAGATAGTGTAAGTTCAATCCATAGAACCCACCTTCTGCCGGACCGACCACTACAACTAACGGAAACTTATCATAGTAAGGCAACGTCTCTTTGTGCTTAGGGTCATAGAAAAACATGTACATGCTGCCTATGATCTCCTGATTCGTTTGCTTCAGAGGATCTTCTTTCATCAGCTCCGCTCGCTTGACACGACGAAGATTCGTTGCTTTCTTTCTGAACCACTCACGAGACTCCTTAGTTCTAGGAGTAATACCAGCACGAAACGCCTGCAGTTCTAGGCTCTGAAATATTTTAGACATGTGCGCTTCCGTTAAAATTCGTATTTCTATTTATACGTTATTTTGTTGATTAATCAACGGGTCTTCTTTTTACTACGAAAAGGAGGCAATTTCTTGAGTGGTTTCTTAGTACGCATACGTTGCGTTGACTTGGGCATGATACCCATAGCGGTGAGTTCGTTCTCTGTCCAGATCTCAAAATGATATCCACGGTCGTCTGCATATTGCTTTGCCGCCTTCCACTTGGATTGGTTCTTGATGTAGGTCAGACCCTCGTTCAATAGAGTCTGGCGAGACTTTCCTTGTTTACGTTCAGGTCGCTTCGTCTCTTTGGCGGGTTTGACCTCGACGAGTACAACGCGTCCTGATTTATACTTGATCACGAAGTCTACAAAGTATCGGTGAGGTTTCTTGTCGGTCTCGCAGATGTAAGGTACCACGAGATCTTCTGACATCCATTCGACCACGTCAGAGTTATCATCGCACCACTTCATGACGTGACGTTCCCACCCTGATCGGTAGACGACGTTGTCAATGTCACCCGCGTACTTAGATGCGTTCTTTGGTTTGTATCTGCCTTTGTAGGTCTTCATTCGAATTTTGAGTATAAATAGTCTAAAGATATTTATAAACTAGGTAGCGCATCATGGCAGATGATCCAAATGTTGTAGTCAAATCAAATAGATTTGCTAGCAAAAAAGAAGTAGAATCTGTAAGTTCCCCGCTGACGATCACGAAGATAAACACCGACGAGAGCGTCTTAGAAGCACAAGAATCACAAGAAAATCAGGAACCGAAAACATATTTGAAATACCCCCTTGAGAATCAAGATCAGTATAAAGCGAAGATTAGTTTTCGATTAATGGAAATCGTATCTCCTGTTCAGGTCGGTAACGAAGGCGCGGAACACGTTAAAAAGGCAAAATCTTCGTTTGAGTCTGCCAGAACTATGAATAAAAATTCTAGGCAAAAAAAGAAAGAGGCGAGGATAAACAGTAATGGAATTCGCCAACTTGAGAATATGAGGGAAGGCGCAGATGAAGAAATGCGGGGATATATCG